TATTATTACCTGAAGAATCACCATTTGATATATTAAGTATTGGTATGACTCGTATTCGGTGGGCAGAGCTAAAGGCTAATGATTACCTTCCGCCTCATATGGACCAGCCAGAACATTATAGATTTATTATAACAATCGAAGGGGAGTCAACTTTCTCTTGGCCTGAAACTAAAGAAGACCCTATCACTATGAAAGAAGGTGATATCTATTTTTTAAATCCTGCAGTTATACATACAGTTAATAATAATACTAATAACAGACGCATAGCTATATTAGGGAACTTTGCAATTAATGATAAGACCAAGAATGGATTACTACGAATTAGAACCGAAGGATAATCATTTTACAGATGTCTTAGCCGATGTAACACACAGATGTAATATGGTATGTAAGAATTGTTACATTCCTAATAGAGATATCCCTGATATGAATATTGATAAGATGATTGAAACCATCTCTCAATTTCCACAAAGAACAATGATACGTATTATAGGTGCTGAACCTACTATGCGAGATGACTTAGATATAATTGTTCAACGTATTAGAGCTGCAGGACATAGATGTACTTTATTAACTAATGGATTGAAGTTAGCTTCTGATGTATATACTAAAAGATTAAAAGCTGTTAAGTTAAATCATATCTATATTTCATTGAATGGAGTTGACAACGATGATTGGTATGAAGAGATAGATGAACTTAGATGTGCTAAGACTAAGGTAAGAGCTTTAGAGAACATACATAAGAATCGAATTATAATGGATACGGGTACTATACTAGTTAAGGGTGTGAATGATGAAGCTCCAGCAAGACTTATGAATCTTCTTAAAACAAAGAATATCAAAAGTGTAGTATGTCGCTTTAAAAATATAGGTGCCTTAGGCAATTATATGAAGACTAAAAACTTTACAGAGATGGATATGATTGATTTGTTATCAGTTCAACTTAAAGTAAGTAAGGATTATATCTTAGAGTGGAAGAACAAACCCATATATGGTAATGACGATGTTGAAGATAGTAATTTCATGTTCCCATTAACCACACCCTCTAAGAGACTTAGGTCTGGCATATGGATTAAAGTAGCTGACTGGGATACTATAATGAACTTTGATAATCCAAGTTCTAATCAAAGAAGAGGTAGAATAACACCTGACTGGAAGATAGCACCATTCTTTGAACATGTTAAGTTAAATGAGGGAGGATATTAATGGTATATGAATTAGTTAAATTCTCATTTGATATATTTGATGCTAGGAAGGTACCCGCTACTACTGAGGAAGCCATTCAAGAGATATATGATAAACTGGATGAATTGGATTTAAAGGAATCTATAGAGTTTATTGAACAAGTTAGATTCTCACAGCTTATGCATGATGACTCTAAAGCATTTTATATGGAGGGCAATACTCTTTGTTGTCCTAGACGATGGACTGATAAGGGATGGGAGATATATCAAGAAAGAGAGCAAATGCAACAGGTAGCTGAGTCGGAGTTATTTAACAAAGCTGGCATAGATATCCATAAAGAATATGATAAATTTTGCTCTAAGTACAGGCATGGGGGCTGCCAATGCACCGTTTCTTGTACGATGAGGACATTTCTAGTGACTTCTACGTAGGCAAATAGTCCCGAAAGCGCGAAAATAAAGCCCGAAATGACTACAGAAATAGGTTGCTTTATCTGCAAAAAGGGCGTATAATATATATATTAACAATTGAGAAGGAACTACATTATGAATAAAGTGAATACGGAAATACTAAATAGCGCAGTTGAGACACTGGGCAAATCAAAATTGACTGTCAAAGAACTATTGACCGTTACCAAAGAACACGGTTGGTCGCGACAGCAAACTTATAATCGAATTAAGAACCTGCCTAAGGTTGGTCTTCGTAATGGTCAAGCTATTTTTGAGCTTGCTATGGATACTGCACCTACGGTAGTGGGACCTGTTGCTACGGCTCCAGTGGCTCCAGTTGAATTACACAACGTTCGTTCAGTAACAAATAATGAAGTGTATGTACCTGCTAAAGACGCAACGTTTGTAGCTTGGGGTCACTTCGCTGATATTTTAAGAATTATCAATTCAGGTATGTTTTATCCAACATATGTATCTGGTCTTTCTGGTAACGGTAAGACATTTATGGTCGAGCAGGCTTGTGCTAAAGCTGGTCGTGAATATGTTAGGATCCAGATTTCACCTGAGACGGATGAAGATGATTTAATGGGTGGCTTTCGCTTAGTTAACGGTGAGACTGTTTTTCAAAAAGGTCCCGTGATTAAAGCTATGGAAGCTGGCGCCATTCTTCTTATCGACGAAATCGATAGAGGTACTAACAAGGTGATGTGTCTACAGGGTGTTCTTGAAGGCAAGCCAGATCTAGTTAAAAAGACAGGCGAGGTGGTTTCACCTAAGTCTGGATTCAACGTAATTGCTACTGCCAACACAAAAGGTAAGGGTGATGTTGATGGTCGCTTTTCAGCTGCTACAATTATTGACGAAGCATTCTTAGAGCGTTTCGTAATTAACGTTGAACAAACTTATCCTACAGCAATCACTGAGAAGAAGATTGTGATGAAGCATATGAAAAAATTTGAAGCTATCGATGAAGAGTTTTCAGACCTTCTAGTTGGTTGGGCTGATGCCATTCGTAAAACATTTTATGATGATGGCGTTGACGAAGTTATTTCAACTCGTCGTCTTTGCCACATCGTTCAAACTTTTTCAATTTTCAATAAGCGCGATAAAGCAGTTGCTCTTTGTGTTAACCGTTTTGACGAAGACACTAAAGCATCGTTCATCGACTTATATGAAAAAGTTGATGCTACTATTAATAACCCAGAGCCTGAGGTATCTGATGAAGTCCTAGAGAAAGCTGAAGAAGCTTTAAGGGAAGGTATGAAAGATGACTGGGAAAATGATGAGGAGTGGAACGCGTAATGAATTTAACTTCACAGGAATATTTAGCGAAGCTCTTAGCAAAAGAGAATTTAATCATTCAACATGGTAACTACTCTACAGCTTCGTTCGAACCTAAAAATCGTATTTTAAGATTGCCATTATGGGAAGATAAAGGTAAGGCCGTTTATGACTTATTAGTTGGTCATGAAGTTGGTCATGCTCTTTATACTCCCGTTGATGGATGGCATGATGCTGATAAGAAGATTGGTTCAATTCCTAGAGCTTATTTAAACATTGTTGAAGACATTCGTATTGAACGTATGATTCAAGAAACTTATCCTGGAATCGTTAAACAATTTAAAGCTGGTTATGAACGTCTGTTTGATGATAACCTATTTGGTACTAACGACAGGAAGCCTACAAACCTAATGGACAAATTAAACGTTCATTCAAAAGGTCGTGGAATAATTCCAATAGAATTTGATGCTGAAGAGCAACCCCTAGTTGATGAAGCTATGACAGTTGAGACTTGGGATGACGTTCTTGTGATTTGTCAAAAGCTTCATGATTTCCTATCTGCAAAGAAAGAAGAGAAGGAAGAAGAGGAAGCGGCTATGATGCCTGGCGATGATGGTGATGCAGCTGAGTCTGAATCAATGAGTTCTGATATGGAAGGTACTGAACCAGGTGATGCATCAGAAGATGAAGATGGAGAATCTGATGGCGAAGGTAAGACTTTAGCCGATGTATATGATGAAGAGAAGGCAGCTGAAGAAGCTGCTAATGCTAAAGAAGAGGTTGATTATGATGACCCCACTTCTTCATTTACTGAAGCTGAGCAACGTGCTAACGAAGAAGATTTATTGGATAAGGATTCAGACGATAAGCAAATGCAATATTGTTCTGGTATGTCCGATGCAAAAGTTCCAGCAATCATAGTTGATTATAAAGAATTAATGGCAGCTCGCGATGCAGTTGAGTATGCAGAAGATGGTTACCTTTTCTCATCACACATTGATGAGCATTGGGATGACAAGAGGAAAGGTTTTGAAAGTACTGCCAACATGCTTGTTAAAGATTTCGAACGTAAGAAAGCGGCTTATGAATATCAGAAAGCCACTACTGCTAAGAAGGGTTCACTTGATATGAACAAACTTCATTCTTACAAATACAACGATGATATTTTCTTAACAGTTACTCGTATGGCACAAGCCAAGAGTCATGGAATTATCATGTTCATTGACCAGTCGGGTTCAATGTCTGAGATATATCAAGATGTTATTAACCAAGCGATTACGATAGCAATGTTTTGTCGTAGAGCTCATATCCCATTTGATGCATATACATTTACAAGCTATAGTCATTACAGAGGTTCTTCTTCAAAGAGGGACAGAGCTGAGGACTTAGGATTAGATAAGAACGGAGCAGCTGAGTTAGATGTTTCAAATCTTCAGGTTGTTAATGTTCTTTCCTCTTCAATGAAGAACAAAGAATTTAAAAAAGCTTCTAGAGATTTATTTGGTGCGGGTATATTACATGCTTGGGACAGACCATTTTATGTTGACCGTTACAGCAGAACTGATTTTGATGAAATGGGTACTACACCACTTACTCAAACAGCTGTATTGGCGTTTGATGTAATCAAGGATTTTGAGAGATTGCATAAAGTTCAAAAAGTTAACGTTATGATTTTAACTGATGGCTATGCTGATGGAATCACAATAGCTGATGACGAACATGCTGATGTTAAAAACAGTTATGGCAAATATGGAATTAAGATAGGAAAAACTATGGTTACGGGCGACCGTCAAGGCCTATATAAGAATGTAATAGTTCATTTAAGAAAGATGACTGGTGCTAAGATAACTGGATTTTTCTTATGTTCTAAGAAGTCAGAATTTACTCGTGAGATGGGTTGGAGAGAATGTGAAGACATGGGAAACAAAGGTGTCAGCATTGCTTGGAACAAAGACCATCATATGCATTACAGCAACTACGAAGGATATGATGATTACTTTATAGTTCGTGTTGGTTCAAAAGTTCCAACCGAGTTTGAAATTGAAGACAATGCCAACAAGAGCATTAAAGATATTAAGCGCGAATTTGCTAAGTTCAACAAGAACAAAAAGTCAGTTCGTCAGTTAGTAAACAAAATAACAGATGCAGTAGCAGCCTAGGAGGGCACATGCAATTAAATAATTTAACAGAGAATCAAGTGAAGGACTTAATCGAGTCCCTATCAATTAACCCCAACATCGAGCCGCATGTTAAGGAGCCAACACTAGTATGGTGTAATAGGCAACTTAAAGAACAGCAGGCTGGCGGTGCTTGGAAGCGACGCATTAGGGAGGAAGGTCATGTCATCTAATTTGATCCCCGACCCTTTATTGCATCGGAACATATCGTTCATTAAATCATTTTTACGAATAGTGGGCTTCGGCGCCTTAACCTTCTCTTTAATGACAGGCGCCGTGCTCCTTATATTTGCTGAAGTACTTGGGATTGTGGAGGAGTTAGTGTGAAGGCAATGTTACTGATGGCCGTTCTATTTATATCAAGTTGTGCTACCTTTGATATATTTGACGAGTACATTCATTTAAAAAACTGTAGCACATTTGAGCCACCATGTAGTAACTTGGTGAATCGTTTTTAAAAGGATAATATTATGATGGAAAACTTAGAGAAAGAAATGAGAGCTATCAATGCCGAGACAGATGTTGATAGATGTCGTTTAATGCTTATCGAAATGTTTAATACCTCTAAACTAAGAAGAGGGAGACGCAGAGGCCAAGAGTATTCTGATTTAGATGCTGCGGTTATAGAAGCTACATCGATCACAAAGCTCGACAAATTAAAGGCGTTCGGCTTTAATGTTATGATGTCTGGCGAAGGTCTAAAAGTAATTAGATAACGGGGTTGCCATTTGGTGAATAATATGTTATAATATACATTATGATAAAATATAAAAATAATGAAAAGGCTTTATTGACTGAGATTCAATCTTACGTTGATAAAACTTATGAAGGTCATTACTCTGGAAAGGGTGGTGTCCAAGCGAATGACTTAATTGAGTCTACTGGATTGTCGATGGGTTTTTACTTAGGTAACATATTTAAATATGGTGCTCGATATGGTAAGAAGAAAGGGGCTAATCGAGCTGACTTAATTAAAATTATACACTATGGGCTGCTAGCCTTGAATGAACATGATAGGAGTCTCAATGAAGATAAGTGAAAACACAATTGAAATTTTAAAAAACTTTGCCACTATTAATGGCAATATAGTAATTAATCCAGATGGTCGTATGAGAACCATCACCACATCCAAAAACCTATTAGCATCTGCTACAATACCAGAGGTCTTTCCATATAAGTTTGGTCTATATGATTTAAACGAATTCTTGGGAGCATATGGTATGATAGAAGATGCAGACATCATCTTTGATGATAACCAGAATTGGTTAACCATAAAGGGAGCCGATTCTAGAATCATGTATCGTTTTGCAGCTATAAATAACCTTGTAACAGCTGAAAAGGACATTGATGACATAGAACCAGATATGTCTTTTACTGTAACACATGAACAATTAAATACCTTGAAGAAGGCATCAGCAGCATTAAGAGCTCCTCATGTAGAGTTTCAAGAAGCTGATAGTGACCTTCGAAAGGGTACAGTTGTAGCTATAGTAAAAGATTTAAAGAATTCATCTACTAATAGATTTGTTATGAATCTAGGTGGTCAGGTGCATACTAAAGATTCCCAATTCCATATGGATGTAAGTAACTTTAAATTTATACAAGCGGATGAATATTCCTTTAAGATTTCTTCAAAGAATATTGCATCTATTGAAACGCCATCAGTTAACTACTGGGTGGCATTATTAAAACATAGGAGATAAACATGGCAGAAGAAACTGCAAAAGAGCCTACACTGGCAGAACTACAACTAGGCGATATAGAAGCCTGCATTAAAATTATTGATGTATCATGTAAGCGCGGAGCGTTTAATGGTGACGAGTTGTCTGCAGTGGGTTCAGTTCGCGACAGATTGTTTAAATTCATGTCAATCACTAGACCAAAAGTAGAGGCTGATGCAACTACTACGGCAGAGGCAGATGATGAATTTAGTAACGATGAACCTGAAGTAGATGGTTTAGAAGGTGGGTAGAAGAATTACATTCGGCCACATATCTAAAGAGTGGCGTATCTTTTTAATGATACCAGCCACTGTAGTATTCATCGGTATTTGGTTAACGGGCTTTAGTGTAGTATCGTGGGTACTTTGGGTACCTGTAATACTATTACCATTTGCCTCTATAACTGGATACTGTCCCGGAATGCACATTGTTAGATTATTTAGAAAATGAAAGTAGTCATAGTCGGTGGCGGTACTGCTGGCTGGTGGACGGCTGGCTGTTTAGAACATAACTTTCCAGATTGGGATATTACTTTAATAGAGTCAAAACATATCCCAATTGTAGGTGTTGGTGAATCAACTGTTCCTCAAATAGGAAATTTTTTATCTAACATTGGGATTGAAGATGAAGATTGGTTAGCTAATTCTAATGCTTTAAAGAAGTATGGCAATAGAAAAATCAATTGGCGTAAGGATGGTAAAGATAACTTCGACTGGACATTCTGGTATAACTATGGTAAACGATTTGAAGGCTGGGCTAAGAAGTATCGTAAGGGAGAAGTTAATTTAGATTCTCTTAATGATTTTTATGACCCAGAGGACTGGTCGGGATATGCATACCACGTAGATGCATTTGAAATGGGTAAGATGGTTAAAGACCATTGCAAGAATGTTAAACATGTATATGCAACTCTTACTGAAAAGCCTGAAGCTGATTTAGTATTTGATTGTACAGGATTTCGTTCACAGTTCGTTCAAGATAAGACTAGACAAACATATGAACATACTATAATAGATAGAGCTTATGTAGGTCCACATGAACCTAGAGATGACTTACCAATGGTAACTCAAAGCATAGGCAGAGACTACGGATGGCAGTTCATTGTTAAATTAAAGAACAGAGTTGGAGTTGGATATGTATACTCATCTAAGTTTGTATCTGATGAGGATGCATTAAAAGAATTTAAAGGAATGGTAAAAGATGGTGGCTTCGTACCAATGACAGATAAGTATATGCACTTTAAGTGGGAGCCTTACGCATTAACTAATCCTTGGGCTGGTAATGTCGTAGCGATTGGTACTACTGCTGGGTTCATAGACCCATTGGAGGCGAATGCATTATTC